TGACTATATAGTGTAACTACGGGCGGGTGTCCGTAAAGTCTTGTTGGGCTGTATTTGCTAAAGTGAATTACTTCACCTGTAATATAGTGCTGTTCTTCTCCTTGTGATTTATTGGTAAATTCAATTGGGTGCAACATGGAATTACACTCAGGGCAACGGTCATGTTTTTCTTCACTAACGTAATCTCTGTGTGTTACACAGGTATATCTGTAATGACCTCTATCCCCGTCTTCATCTACTTCAATAAATAGCGTAGTGGGGTCGCCCCGATATAATTCTTTTACTCTACTCATAACTACGCATCCATCATCATCAAGGTAATAATCCTTAACGAGAATTAAATAAGCATCATCCATAACATTGAGGTCTGTTTCTAATTCCTTTAATACGTCGATAAAAAGTTGATGTGAACTATTAACGTAGTCCTTAAAAAATGATTCAGCGTATTGTCGTTGTTGTGGGTTGGGTGTTGCCAATTCAGTATGACCACAAGCCATACATTCTTCGACGTGCTTATGATGTTCATATCCACAATTTAGACATTTGAAATCAAATGCCTTTACCCATTCATAGCCTCTTCGGAAAATTTCAGTCTTAAGTTGAACTAAACATGAACGAACAATTGTGGAATTTTTAGCCAAATCATATAGATACTGCCCTGCAATATGTTGTGGGAATTTTCTTTCTTGAATACCCATATTGTAAACTTCTTTTTCTTTAGGAGTCGGTGTTTGTCTTCTAATCAAATTTCTTAATCTACTTCTTAGTCCCATTTTTAGTCCTCCTTAACAATTGAGTCCATCTCATCCATTAAAGCCATCTTATTATTTTCTTTAAACTTTGCGATGTCGTCCTCATAAATTTCATATTTCTCAAATTCTCTAGCACCTTGAAACCGTGAGTCCTTCCAATTTTCCCATTTGATTAACTTGAAAATTTCCTTCACCCTATCCTTAGCCCACGCTTCTTTCTTGAAATGTTTTTTAATTCTAATTGCTTCTCTAATTAACTCGCCCTGCGCTTTTTTCATTCGCAGGTGAGGTATGCACTTGTCCAATACTTTAGTAATATCATTTTGACTATAAAAGTTCAACCGATGCTGACTTCTATTATTCTCGCCTACTTTTTGGTCTAAGTGTAGACGACCGCATTTGAGTTCCCGTTCAAGTTCTTTAAAGAAAGCCCTTCCTCGATTACCCGTTGCAACCATTCCTACTCTTGGAGAAAAATTAGAGTCCATTGTAATGTAGCCATCAGAATCAATGAAGCCCGCAACATAAGAATACAAGTCCTTTTTAATTTCATCTCCAATAATATAATATTCACCATTTACGTTAGTAGCCTCAATTCTCTTCAACATTTTTGAAATAGTTTGAGGTGTAGTAGAACGGTGATAGGATTTTGGCAATAGAGAATGAATTGCGTTTGAAGTAAGACCTGGATTATTACACACTAGATTTTTAATCAATTTATCCAAAACATGTTGTCTAGATTTGCGGATTGACTGATGTGAAATTTCTTTTAAAATTGATTTAATTTCTTTCTTCGTTTCCTTAAAAGATTTACAGCAATTGAAGTAATCTTCTCCATAGTCTAGTTTACCCTTGTTAATATTAGATTCCCACATCTTACACAGTTTATCAATAATTTTCTTTCTTGTTGCACCGTCTTTAATGTGGTGAAATTTTCTGATAGTAGAAAGGTCTGGAATTAGAAGTTTAACCGCCTTACGATATGGCCTAAGCCAATAGATGGAATCAATCGACTTATTAATATGTTCAGTATATGCACCAATCATTGTGTCAATTGTTTTTGTCATTTTATCTCTAGCCCCACCTTTTAATTTTCTTCTAATTAAACGCATCTCTTTAATGAGGTCGGGGATATTTTTACCATCAACAACGGGTTCTTCTGGTAACGTACCAAGCATATCTCTAGCATCTGATAAATTCATTGAGTAAATTTTTGAAATGTCTTTTATTATTTCTGTTTCATCTGAGGTTTGGTACTGAATCCACTTGTTCAAATCTTGAGCCATTTCCTCTTCAAACTCTTTACGCCTTCTTTGTTCTTCTTCTAATTCGCTAATTAGAACTTCTGTATCAATTTCTTCATTCTTACATATTAATTCCAAATATTCCACCTCCAAAATTGTTAGAAGGACCGCCAAACAAAGCCGACCCATCTATGTCTACAAAGGTGTCATTAAAAGACTTTGTGGCGTAATTTGCTAACGCTAGTGCTATAACTGTGTCATCATGCGCGCCCAAACCTTCAATTCTACCCTTTGTGCTAATACCAAATGCCTCAAGTTCCATAGCGATAGTATTTGTAACTGCCCTCGCTTGGTCATCAGCATAAGGTAGGATAATTTTACCATTCTCAAAATTCATTTGTAGATTGAGAATAATCTCTTCTTTTTTCTTTCTACTCATTGTAAATTCTTTTACAGGAAAATCTGATATGTCTTTGAGTTCCATTGAGAATGACTTTGCAAATGTATTTGTCTCAATCATTACAACTTCTGGCTTAAATCTTTGACATAAATCGGATATGCGGGTTATGTGGCTTCTGAAATCAATATTCTTTTCTCTCACCATATGCACAACCTTTTTGTTCATATCTTCGTCTACCTCAATAACAATCATTACTGTGTAATCGCCATCGGCTGACAATGAGGGGTCATAACCAATGTAATATTTGAAAGCCTCTGTGTTGCCGTGCCACAAAAGTTTGCTTGTCCTATCTTTAGAATTATCAACGTGTTCTTTGCCGAATAACATTGTGTTTGAAGAAATGGGAATGCAAAGATATTCTCTTGTAAATTTAGATGACCCGATTTCGTTTCTTCGCCTTTCTAGTGATTCTAAATCCCAACGTGAAGGCCAAAGTGCATCGCCTGTTTGTGAAATGGCGGGGTATCTCTTTACGTCATACTCCGAGTTTTCCTCTAACTCGGCAAATATATCTGTGTAGGTAAAAGGAGTTCCAATCATTCTAAGTGAAGATGTGTGGTGGAGGGTAGGAATCATATCGCCCCAAAACCAGTCTGTAACTTTTTGAATTGCGGTTAGGCTAAATTCTTTCATAGGGTCGTCTACAATAATTTCGTTAGGGTGTAGACCACGGATTTGAGAACCGACAGAACGTTCTAATATTCTATTACCGTTGGTTAATTCCATTCTACCTACTGCCCAACCAGATTTAGGTTTAAATTTTCTTAGTGCGGGAACAGTATCGAACATTCTATCAATGTCCTTCATGTGAACTAAAGTCTGTTTTTGGTTAGAAGAAATGTAAATAATTTCATATGGGGGAGGTTGAAAAATTAATTGGTAAATACACCATGAATGGAAGAATACAGACTTACCGTGGTCACGGCTACAAATGGTAACTGTGCGTTGTGAACTTTCTACTCTTTCTAACCATTCACGGTGAAAGTCGGCCATTTCAAAACCTAGAACATTGGTGAAGAAATATTCAAAGTTGCCTTCTGAGGCTTTCATGTCCATTTCAGTTAGTAAGTCCATTATTCTTCCTCCTCATGTTCTGGTGAATAGAATACAGGTAGTGGGCTATTTCGTTGCAACCTACCATACATTCTTTCGTGAAAGTTATGCCTCGCATTATCTTTTCTAAGAAATCTTGAAGCCAATTTTCTATGAAATTTCATTTTATTTTCTGTGGTCATGTTATCATATTCTTCTTTAGTTTCGGTTATACCCTGACTTGTTTCACCACCTAAATTTGGAGTAGGGGTAGTCGGTTGAGATAAATTAGCATATAACCTACTCGCCTGTCTTTGGTGAAATTTAAAATCCTTCTTACGTTTCATATTGTTATGATATTTCATTTTTTGTTCACGGGTTAATTTTTCATATTCTTCCAATGATAATTCTGTTACAGGATTTGAAACACCTCTAGGAGTTTGTTGTAACCTAACCTTCATCCTTTCTTCTTCTAATTCTGGAGAAAAGTAATCCGACATAATTGTATTTTTTCTGATTCTTCTTGCCTGTCTCGCATGAAAATTTCTAAGTTCTTGTAACTCTCTCATATCTTCTTCTAAAGGAATGTTAGGATTAGTTTCACCAAGATGTGCTATTGAATTTCTTAATGCGTTTAAACGTGTTTGGTAAAACTTTGATTTACTATCATGATAACTTACCCTTTCTTTAGGACTAGCATTGGTATAATCAGCCAACGTTTCAATCCTTCTCTTCAAGACATTTTGCCAATCCATTTTACTCCCTCATAAATTCATCCCAATCTTTATTGTCCAATCTCTTAAACATGCTAAATTCTCTGTTACGGGCAGAAAAACCCAAAAAGTTTTCTCTAGAAATTTTATAATATAAATCATCAAATTTTTCATGAATCATATATTTATCTTCTTGCATAACAAGTGGACCTTCATCCAAAAAATCATAACCAATAAAAACATCTTGTGGGTTATTTCTATCAAATTGGTGAGGTATGTCATAGTAATCGGCCAAAGTAAGAGTAATTTCAACACCCACTATTATTTCAGACTGAAATTCACGGTCATCTAATCTAGATATTTCAATAGGTTCACTTAAATTATCACGCAAAGTTTCTAACGGCTTTCTAGGAATTAAGATTGGATTTGTCAAACTCTTAAGAACATGTTCCCATTTCATCTAAACAACCCCTTAATTTTATAAATTATTTTAGGATTTAGTCCAACACCTGTCGCCATAGTATCATTTGAGATATTTAGAGTTAGAATAGTTTCAATATCATGGGCATAAATATCTACCCTGTCTTCTTTGTAAATTAAGTCTATAACATAATCAACATCATCCACATTATTAATATCCATATAAGCCTTGTAAATCTTTAAACCTTTTGATTTTCTAATCATATCTGTGATAATAGTGTGGGATTTACTCAAACTATTATCACCAATGTCGTCATAAATTCTACTCAACAGACCACTTTTTAAAGTTCGTTGAAGTTCGGCCAAATTCTCCTGCATTCCACCTTCTCTAACAGCGTATTTTTTAAAGTCGGGGTCAGAAAGAAGTTCCATCAAATATGAAATAATTAAGTTATCGTCACCAACCGCATTCTCATATTCTTTAATCGGTCTGTCCATAAATTTCTGATTAATTTGTGTAGCGTCTACACCCTGCGATTCATAAATGTCGAAGATGATGTTACCCAATGCGTTTTGAATTCTTTCATTGTATCTAGTTCTTTCTTGCCTTGAAGTGCTTGCTAGATTGGCAATCTTGTTAAACACTTCAGCAGCATTATTAGATTGTGTTCTAAGGTTGCCCAAATCTGTCCTGCTATACATTTTAAGAGATTTAAAATATGTTGTCAGATAATCTAAATCTCTAGGTTGAATTACTGATACTCCCTGCGTTCTAATTTGACGACCCACAGTTTTTCTAACAGAATCTTTTATTTGCGTATAGGCTTCCGTGTTGATAAATTCTGGAACGTCTTTACCAAAGAAAAATCTACCATTCATTTCCTCAATATAAAGAGGTTCGATAACTCGTCTAATTAAAATCATTACATATTCGCTCTCCATACCAGATTCGGGAATTAAACCCGTAATGTTTGGCCCAATACCAGAAAGATAAGAAGTCCCTACACCACCATAACCCAATGCCTTAATGTTTTTTCTACTCATAAAAGTTCTCGGTTGTCTTTTAATCATACTAGATAGAGTTTTGAAAGCCCTTTCAGCATCACGGTTAATTTTCTTACAAAGTGCGTCATAAGAATACATCCCGTTATCTACTACAAATTTAATTCTAGGAATGTTGCTTTCCCCAATATCTATCTCTAGGTAAGAATATTCATATTGAATTGGGACACTCATTGGCCCTTCATTCGTATCTCTTAGTCTATTAAAGGCCATTATAACAGGAATGTTACTATCTAACATAGGGAGATAATACTCTTCTCTATTTACAACTCCAATGTTAATTTCTTTGGTAAATTCTTTTAGTGATTCTGTTAAAATTTTTCTAACTTCATTACTATAATTACTTCCCTTTAACTCTTCTTCAAAAAATGCTTCTATCTTTCCTACAATTACATCATCTACTGCAAATATTTCTGAACCTCTTATAGATTCCATGATGTATAGGGGGTCGCCATCTTTATCCAAAGTAACGTCTATATTTTCCAATACGTCTTCGGCAACCTCATCAGGATTAACTTCATCGCCTCCCCCTTCTGATGTAAATTCACTTTCACCCCTTCTATAATATTGATTATATTTACTCATAGTTTCGCCCAAAATTGATGGGGATGCCATAAAATCATTTAGTAGCCCAATGGCCGTTTTGTCATCTCCATATTGCAAAATATTAACTTGTGGAAATTTCATAATATATACAGGGAGTTTAAGTCCTTGAAGTTTATTTTTTTCTTCATCAGATATAGGGGCATCTTCAAAGGCAACCCTAAATTCATCTGGTATATCAAAAGACCTAAAATTGTTATATACGGCTTCCCAATGATTGTAAATCATTGTTCTATTAGTTTTTGACTTAGCGGAAAGAACTTCAAAAAAGGTTGTGCTAAAACCTCTCTTAACCTTACCAGATTTAGGTCTTAACATATTATCTAATACTGTTCCCAATTCATCTTGTCTAAACACACCCTCTTCATCTTTCATGTCTTCTATTGTATTTACTAAATCATCATCAGGTTCTCTTGTTATGGAAAAAGTGCCTTCCTCAGCATTCATCAATTCTATCATTGATTTATAGGCCGACTTAACGTGCCTAACAAAAAGTTTGAATCCTGCGCTACTGATAACATTTTCTTTTTGATATGCCCCAGTTCCCTCAAATCTTTGCATATTGTTGGCACTATTTCTACCCGCTAATTTGTATGTAGCGATGTCAGTTCCGAGATTAAGACCCACTAGAGCAAGTCTTAATTCTTCCATAAGCGGAAAATCTTCACCCAAATACTCTTCCATAAGATTGTCGTCAAGATTTCTAAAGGCATTAATTTTGCCTCCTACTATACTTTTTTCTCTAGCCAAAAGTGCTTCTTCTAATTCCTTCGTCATGTTCTCTCCTCAATAAGTCCTATATATTCTAGATATTCAATAGCGGTGTCAGTATCTATTTCGCCCTCCGCAATTTGTCTAGTTCTACCCGCCTCTCTAAATGCCTTCGGTGAAGGTTTATAGTAGGTGAGTTTAGAGTTGATGTTTCCTAGCAGTTCTAGTATATTATTTAAAATTACCTCAACAATAGTTGAAGCCTTTTCATCTACAAATTCGTTTAATTCATTTTCAACTTCTTGAAAATTAACGTTAGAATTTTTAAGTTCATCAAGTTTTTTGACATTACCATTTATGCAATATCTTTCAAACTTTTCTTTAAACTCACCCTTGATGTTAATATTAAATTTATCGAATATAAAAAGCATATTTTCTAAAACCGCTTTACCCATGCCGATAGGTCCAATTGAAGAATCTATGAATTGATAATCGTTAGGAGTCTTTATGGGTGGATTTAATAACAAGATTGTTAAAAGTGGGTATAGTGGAGTTTTTGCCCGTGAAATATTTTTGGGATTATCACTACCAAAAAATCTAGAGTCATAAGAAATGAGTTCCGAAAGGAATGTTCTAAAGCCTTTATTTCTTCTAATGTCCCCATATGTAATATCAACGCTTTGGGTTTTAATCTCATTATAGGCATCCTTTAGAGAATTGTTACCTTGACCAGTAATTAGATTTACTTGTCTGTCTATTTCTCTTTCTTTTTGTTCTTCGGGTATATCTACGCCAAGCATATTGCTAACAACAAATTGTCTGGGGGTAAGTTCACCATACAATCTTTTCCAAGAGGCTTTTTCCCCTTGTATAGTTCTACTAGGTGCAGTTTTAGTTCCCGCACTTACATTGGCAAGTTGCCCTCTCACTTTTGTCTTATCTTCCAATTGTGTTAATAGGTCTCTTAAAATTTTAATTTTAGCGGGCTGCGAAATAGAGTCTTTCATAAAACGCTTTAGGGGATTATCCCTATCAATGGTTTCAAGAATTTTATACAATTCAGTAAATCTATTTTCGTTAAGACGAGCAAGGGTTCTTCTAGCCTGTGAAGTAGGTTTGTATTTTACTACCTCTCCACTATCTAGGGTTTGTAGAAGTTTGACAAACACGGTGTCAATCTCGCCTTCTATCTCTTTCACTATATTGGAATAATTATCTGGTATTGCGTCAGAATAAAATTGTTTAATCTTGGGCATTTGTTTGTTTTCCTTAGCATACTCTAGAATTTTAACCAAAGTCATAGGGTTGCCATTTTCGACCAACCTTTCAAAGGCCAAATCTCTAACCTTTGGTTTGAGGGCAAATTGAACAAAATTAACCTCATCGTCAATGTCTCCTAATGTAGAGCCATCGCCAAATACCCGAATACTTCGCCATCCACTATCTTGAATTAGAGATTCCAAAACCTCTACTACTTCGTCAATTTTTTCTGGATGGTGTTTAATAATAATTCTACCTATGATAGTATTAACATTTTTAGAATCTTTACCCTTTAAATCTTTAATGATATTTGGTATAAAAACCGATACATCGTTATTAGACAATTCTATATCTTTAATTGTTTCTAGGATAGACTCGTCAAAATCTTTTCTTGTAGCAATACCTGAAAAATAGGCATTAAACCCACTTTGGCTTTGTGCCATCTAATCACTTTAGGACAAGAACTGCGGCTAGAATAGGTAATGCAGCAATAAGGCCAGGAGCCAACTTCTTAATCAAAGCCAACAATTTCTTTTCCTGAGCCTCACTAATAATTCCCAAATCTTCAGCCAATTCTACTAAGTCTTCAGCCACTTCAGCAGCATCTTCAATTTTTTCTTCTACGTCAGACATATATCTCACCAATTAGGCGTATAAGGCCGTCATATTTATACTTAACTGAACTTAAAGTTTTCTTGTATCGCTTCTAAGATATTAAAAATGGCATGATAGCCCCTTTCTATCCCTTGTTCAATTATTTCAAATTTTCTTTCAGCCAAATTACCTTCAATGTTGCCAGATTGCATTTCTCTATACAGGGTTTCTAAATCTTCTATTGCTGTTTGCGCCTTTTGTAATAGGCTAAGAATTTGTTGAGTATTTTCCAAATCTTTGAAGGGGTCTGGCAATAGTTTCTTAATTGTGAATTTATTTGAAAATAGTTTATCCCTGTCATAATTTTCTATAAGATAATCATATACTTCTTTAGACTTAGGGCTGTTAAAATTCAGTTCCTGTCTTATGTCTTCCATTATATCGTCAAACATTTTGCCCTGTCTAACCCCTTCATCTGCTATCATTTTCTCTTACTGTTCCTTCCTGTTCATCTTCTATTATTGTTAATTCTAAATTATTAAATATATTATCTACCAACGATTCAACATCCAGATTTCCGTTATCAAAATTATTGGTAAAATATGTTATCAACTCTCTCCTTAATTGTCTTACCCTTTCATCATTAGACCTAACACTATCAGGTATTAAAACTCTTATATCCAATTTAAATAGAACTTGTAATGGACTTGTGCTTTCACTTGAAAAAATAATTCTCATTCTTTTATTTTTTCCCTCATAAGTATCTACACTAACGAAGGCACTTCTATGATACGCTATTTTATTTCTTCCTAAATCTTTAGCCGCTACTCTAACACTATCTCTAAGTAAATTTCCTATTTCTGGTTTTTTACTCATTTGATAAAAAACACTATTCAATCTTTCTAACACACGGTAATAATCTGAATTTAATTCACTATCATAAACAAATGACCTAACCCTTTCTATATAAGTTATACCCAAATTATTGCAAAGTATTTGTAAATCATCTCTTATACTTACAAGTGCATTAAAGGCTTCAATACCATTAACCTGTGCGCTACCTCCAGCACCAAGTGAATAATCTCTTAATTTTAAAATATCTTCCCACATTACTCCCACCACCTTTCTCTTTCCGTTCCTTCCTTAACTGGTGCTTCGGAACTAACTCTACTCCACCATTCATTTAGGTCTTCATCCTCAACCGTTTCTTCTATGTCTAAATTATCCATCACACTAGCAGAAATTTCTCTAGGATAAGAGGTAGGAAAATTATTGTTAAAAAATAGGTGAATTTCACTAAGTATTTCAGAATATTTGTCATCATCTCCCCAAAATTTTTTAGGAACTCTAAAACTCATTTCGGTATGAAATATATAGGCTTCAACAGGTTCTGTTCTAAAGCATTGAACCAATAAATAAAAACTAGCATCTTCAACAGTAAGCCTAACATGGTGTCTAAAATCTTCCGCCCCTAAAGGTGTAGGTTGATTAACTTCCCTTTCTTGAACGGGATTTCCACTTCTAGCCGCATCACTTAAAATTCCCCCTAACAAATTATATAAATATTCATATTGTTTAATATAGTTACGGTTATACTCATTAGGATGGTCGCCTAACCCGTAGGGATAAGTTAATTCATATAATAAGCCTACCTTTCTGCAAAAACTAATAAAACTTTGCTCCAATGACCAGAGCAACTTCCAATGCGACCTAGTTTTCAAAATACTTTGCCACAATTTAATCCCTCGATAATTTCTTCCCATTTCATGCTAATCTCTCCGCTACTGTATCTCTTATCTCTGTCCAAACTTCGGGGTATCTTTCTATTAAAACTTTTTGTATAACTTCGACTTGTTGAATAATAACTGTTTCTTCTCGCTTATGAACCAATTTGCCCTTAAACTCAAGCATGTATTTTAATGACTCCCGAATCTCCTTCATCAACTTAACCAATGAATCTACGGTTCGGGCATCCAAATTCTCATTGTCAAAGATAAACTGTTGAACCTTATCTTGCAACATTGTCACGTTATTAGAAAGTATGTCAATTTCGTTTATCTCCCGACTAGCCAAACTTAGAGCCGCACTTTGTTGCACCAATGGCTTTAGGTGTTTTTTCATATGAACATTAACTTGGTCCACTCCACAGTTAAGATAATCGGCCACCTCACTAGGTTTCATTTGCCCATCTACAATAGCCGTTTCTAAATCAGCCCGATGTGGCACTACGCAAAGAGGACATTTATCATTTGAATTGTCATGAAAATCGCTAAGATGATTTTGCATGTGGGAACGGGCTGTCCCATTTTTCCAACCCTCAGAACTATCCAATTCGCTTACGGTCATTCTACCTTCTAGAATCTCTACTTCTAAATTATCCCTATCTGGATGTTGGCAAAATGGACATCTCTTCATAACCTTTCTCAAGCAATTAACCCCCTTACAACTTGCATTAAATTATTAGGGGTAATATTTTGTCCTCCAGGCCGAAGTTCTTCTTGTGTTCTAAACACCTTAATGTTTGGGTTAATAGCATACAATACAGGTGCTGTCATATTCATCTCATTACTTTGAAGATACATATAATATGAAGGAGTCAATTTAGATATATCAATAGTTATATCTTCTCTTTGTGTGGGGGTTGAGACAACCATAGGTATTACTCTAACATTTAATGTCCTTCCCATTTCCAAAGTAATAAGTTCAAGAGCAGGAATATATTCTTCCATATCCTGCGTTCTACAAGCGTCAATAATGTCCTGCAAATTATCATAATAAGGTTTATCACTAGGGTCAATATCTGCCAACGCTTTTAGCAAATTTTTTCTAGCCTCAACAGCCTTCAAAACAAGACCTCTACTTTTTACCTTCCCTTCCTTATGATATGGAGTTTCATATGTTTTTTCCCTTTCTCCCAAAACTTCTCTAATCAATTCCCTAAGCATTATATTTGTAAAATTTAGCCCGATACTTCTTCTTTCCAAATAACCTGGAATTTCTGATAAACGAACATCTTGTCCATCAACCTTTACAAATACAAGCGGGCCAATCATTTTCATGTCTT